TGTCTGTAATGAATGTATTTACTATTTTTCGTAGGTCCGATAAGCTAGATATGCCTCTTAAATGAGTTCTTACAATGGTTGGTGGTCTATTAATTTGTACAATTTCATCTTCATTTTGTTCTTGTATAATTTCAGCTTCATTTTGTTCTTGTACAATTTCAGCTTCATTTTGTTCTTGTACAATTTCATCTTCATTTTGTTCTTGTACAATTTCAGCTTCATTTTGTTCTTGTACAATTTCATCTTCATTTTGTTCTTGTACAATTTCAGCTTCATTTTGTTCTTGTACAATTTCAGCTTCATTTTGTTCTTGTACAATTTCAGGTTCATTTTGTTCTTGTACAATTTCAGGTTCATTTTGTTGTATAGTAGCAGGCTTTGGATTTAAACTATCTTTTTTTGCAATTTTTCCATGCACTTCTGCAATGAGCTTTGCTGTAATTGCGAAAAGGTATTTATCTTTAAAGTTTTTTTCTAACTCGTTCTTTAACAAACTTTTATTTACATTTGTGTCAATGTGTTCATTCGTTGATTTAAAATTTACTGACATACGGTCTCTATAGATAGGCACCAATTTAGAAGTCGATATGCCACCATTGTGCGGTATCGAACCTACACCCGACACGCGATTCTCGACTTCAAATACAAAACCAGTCTTTGGTATATCATCATCATAATCATCATCATCATCATCATCATCATCATCATCATTATCATCATTATTATCATTATTATCATTATTCTCGTAATCATTATCGTGGTCATTTTCTTTAGTTTTAACACTTTTAACTCTTGGATTTTCTTTAATAATTAAGTCTCCCTTATAATCATACTCCCTTATATTAGGCACTCGTAAAATAGTTCGTTTACCGATAAGTCCTTTTTCTTCTTTTAATTTATCTTTGTACTTTTCTGTATTTTTTCTCACAAAATTTTTGATTGGCTTTTTTATGTAGCTCGCAGACGTTAGTTCGTCTAGAACTTTGTAGATTTCGATTTGACTCCATAAAAGCTTATTGTTCGTGGATGGTACCTTATTGTCAATGACCGCGTACAACTTTTTCTTTTTATCGATACAGTAGATCGAATACCAATGTTCATTTTCTTCAGAATTCATATGAATGAAATCACTAGGGGCTATGTCTTTTTCATTTAAATATATTTGTACGGTTTGGTCATGAATAACTCTAGCATACGCGTGTGAAATATAAGCACGCAACTTCTCAATATCGTAACTTTTCGTAACGCCTTCGATGATGATATATGTATCATTTACAGATAACGAACCAAACAATTCTTCTACCAATTCTATAATGTTCACAGGAACTTCATTATAGGGAACATAAGGAGACAATACTCCTCTTATGGTCTTTGTGTAATCTCCTTTTGAAATGAAGTGCGTCTTTTCACCTAGGTAATCTTTCGCTGCTTTCATTCCAGTGCCAAAGTTTCCGATTGTATTTATCCCTAATTTTGTTGAGAAGAAATGCCTATGTAAAATTCTCAAATTGCTGTTTCCATCCGCGTCAACTATACCATAACCATTGTCTTTGATAGCTACTATTCCTTCTCTTATAATTATGCGAATTTCACTTGCTCTCGCATCAACCGAATTATCAACTAATTCACATAAAGCAGAATTTGGAGTCAAAGATAATCCTGTTTTGAACATTCTTGTGAGCCCTTCTGAACAAATAATATCCTCAATCTGATTCATTGTTGCTCTTGTTGTTGATGTTATTGATGTAGATTTTACAAGTCACTTAGACTATAATTGTGTATAAAAGAATATGACAAACTCAATGAATCAATTTTTTGGAAAATACCACTGTACTATTTCTAGATTGTAGGTTTTCTACATCCTATATCTTTTCTGTAATACCCATCAATCCATCCTATGGTTTCTAATACTTTCAATACTTCTTTACGACTTTCATCAAAACTATCAGTCAACGAGACAACATTTAATACTCTTCCTCCATTTGACACAATAATTCCTTCATCTGTTTTTTTTGTACCTGCGTGATAAATAAACTGATTCTTTTCTAGTCTCACTTTATTTGTATCTATTTCTACATTTTTCTTATATTCATCTGGATAACCTTTCGCACATAATACTGTACATAAACTCTTTGTGTCTCGAAACTCTAGTGCACACGTGGATAATTCTTTTGTACAGCATTTATGAACCAACTGTAAAAAATCCGTTTTCAGTCTCGGCATTATCGTTTGGCATTCTGGGTCTCCCATTCGAACATTGTACTCTATCAAATATGGTTCACCATTCTCACATATCATTAATCCTGCGTATAAAAACCCAACATAGTTTGTACAGTAATCTCTCTTCAATGCTGTCAATGTAGGCTCAATTATTTTTTTACAGATTTTTTCTTCCAGTGTCGCATTTATTTGTCTCGAAGGAGAATAACATCCCATCCCACCAGTATTTTTTCCTTTGTCTCCTTCTAACACACGTTTATGGTCTTGTGCAGTACAAAATGTTCGATATGTCTCACCATCGCTTATAATGAAAAAACTCATTTCTTCTCCTTTTAGGAATTCTTCTATCAAAATTTCCTCACAAATACCAAATTTCCCTGAGACAATTTCTTGTACAGCTGCCTCACTTTCATTTGAATTATAGCAGACATATACACCTTTTCCTGCAGCTAATCCATCTAATTTTATAACTATCGGAAATGTGGAATTTTGAGACATATATGCATCAATATTATTTACTGTACATACTACGTATTTTGCAGTAGGAATATTATTTGTCTCACATAACCTTTTTGTAAATAATTTAGAACCTTCTAATTGTGATGCTATCTTATTTGGACCAAACACCATAATGTCTGTATCTGCAAAATAATCGACAATCCCATTCACTAAAGGTTGTTCTGGACCCACCACCAGAAGTCTTATGTTTTTATCGAAACATATATTCTTCAATGTCTCAAAGTCACCATTAAAATCTATATTGATTGCATCTTTTCCAGTTCCTGCATTCCCTGGAAAACAGTACACATTATTCACGTTGCTTGAGTACAGTATTCTCTCGCAAATAGCGTGTTCTCTTCCACCACTACCTATTATACCAACATTCATTTGTACAGTATGATTGATATATATTATCATATTCCTTCGTTGTTTTTTGTACAAAATATTAATTTGGAAATGTATAAACGAGACAAAAATGACCCAGATTATCAAATCAGTTGACGTATGTTGTGGATTGAGTTGGGGAGATGAAGCAAAAGGGAAAGTCATAGCCTATTTGGCGAAAACGAGACAATACGATTTCGTATGTAGATGGGCAGGTGGACAGAATGCTGGTCATACTGTATACGTAAATGGAAAAAAGTATAAGACTCATATTGTACCCTCTGGTATATTCTATAATGTACAGTCTATCATCGGACCTGATTGTGTTATCAATCGAGACAACTTCCAAAAAGAATTGGATTATTTAAAGGAAAATGGATTTAATACCGATTTAGTAAAAGTGTCTCCAAAAACACATATTGTAACCAATCAACATATTGAAGAAGATATTGTACAATATAAAAAACAACAAGGGTCCACTGCACAAGGAATTGCCCCATGCTATCGAGACAAGTATGCACGAAAAGGTGTAAGAGCAGGGGAAGATGATTTCTTTCAATCATATTTATGGGACGAAGTATTGTACGGTAATATACTATGTGAAGGCGCACAGGGTTTCTGGCTCGATATCAATTATGGTAATTATCCGTTTGTCACATCCAGTACAACATTACCATATGGGGCTTGCTCTCTAGGATTTCCACCACAGATGATTGAGACAATATATGGTGTCTCAAAGATATATGATACACGTGCAGGATTAGATGATGAATTTCCTGAATCTCTTTTAGAAGACCCAGAACTGTCTCTAATTGCGAAAGAAGGGAACGAGTTTGGCACGACCACTGGACGACCACGTAAAGTAAACTGGTTGAATATGGATAAACTTATTCAAGCAGTTAATGTCTCAGGAACAACCGATATTGTTATCTCAAAAATAGATATTCTGGAAAAAGTAAAACTGTACAAAATTATTCATGAAAACAAAATAAAACACTTCGACAATATGATACAAATGAAAGAATTTATTGATGTACAGTTGAGACAAAAATGCAGAATGCTGAAAAGGGTGGTGTATTCGGGCCACGTGGAACACGTGGATGACCTATAAAAAAGAGTTGATTTCTAAAATGATATCATCACTTAAAATTACTGAATTCAAATCAATAAGTGTCTGAGTTTTTATTATCCAATCGAGAGGCATACTTATAATTGGCGATTCGTCATCTGTATATATTATTGTATCGATCTCTGCACTATCTAATTTCGCTATAATTATTTCTTTTACTGTACAACGTCTACATATTACTTCACGCTCATATGGACAATGAATATACAGCCAATATCTATTCGTTTTATTTATACCAGTGAAGTTTTTAAATGAGACGCCCTTTCAGGGCGTCATTTCAAAACGTTACTGGAATCTGACCCTATATGATTTAAAATGTCCCATTTAAAATCTTCGAGGGTTTAAGTCTATCATTTATATTTCATACATCACTTTACTTCATATATTTTTTATGTCATGTACTCCTCCTCCCCTAATTCCGAATCACAATCGTCATAATCGAAATTCTCCACTACAATATCTTCTTCCTTTGTCTTTGCCTTTGTTTTTGCCTTTGTCTTTTTCTTACTACTCTCTTTCTTTTTCTTCTTTTTAGAAATAAGCGCTTCATCCTCTTCTTCACTGTAGTCTTCTACCAAAACGTCTTCGTCCGCTGAATCCACTACAAAACCGTCTTTTTCATAGCCATTTACATCCAAATCTAAACCTTCAATGTCTTCCTCTGATTCATCACTATTATCAGAAAGGTCTTCAAATCCACCAAAAAGTGTCTCATAAATGGCATTCCATTCCTCTTTCGTTAATGATTGTACAGTAACCCCATCTATATGATAATTCACCAAAACTAATGAACTAAAAAAAGGTAATTTTACAGTACTCGAAGGAATATCCAACGGAGGAGGCAAATCATACTGATTCTCTTGTCCTGCACGACCACGCGTCTTACCATATACACTAATGTTATATGATTTCTCATTAAGAGACAATTGCCAACAATCTTTACGAATACACTTAAAGTCCTTATCACTCTTCAGACCAGCCTTTTTATATATATCTTCTTCTTGGAAATCCTTCCAATTGATATCCTTCACCTTACCAGTCTTATCGATCATAACAATACAAGGCATATTAACACACGAAACAAATGCGAATAAAAATGATTCTTACTTACAGTACACAATAATATTTATGTTGTTTTACACATAAATTGGTTTAAAAAGAAAATTGATTTGTTTACAGTAAAATAAAGAGACAAAGTATGAGCATTCTTTTCGGGACTATGAAATACACATTCCAAGCATTTCTATTCTTAATTGTTATCTATGGTGCACATACATCTTGGATTTATATTCGAGACAGTATGACACCTCGAAAAACCAGACATTTATATGATTCTCAAGTACAAAAGTACAAGAATATTCTAGAAGAACTACAAGAACAAATGAGAGATCCTGTACAAAATAATCATATTGATAATCATCACCGCGAGACAACCAACGAAACCGAACAAATGGAACAAGATTTAGAAGAATTTATGCGTGGTGATATTCTGACTTCTATATAAGACTTTGACAAAAACAATATAAATATTTTTTTACAGTATACTGTACACACTCTGTTATATACATTTCCTTTCCTTAGTAAAATGACTGTGGCAATTCATTATGATAAAAATCTGTCTAGCGCATTACGTCAACGTATGCTAGCAAGATTCCCAACACAAATCAAACTTTCCTATGAAATCGTATCACATAAGAAAGTTTCCTCTGAAGGATATAATTTAGGCATTGCTATCCCTTATGGACAACGTGCATACATATGGTTTACCTTTTTCAAGAATGAGTCTGTATGCTGTGTCTGTGAACTAACCCGTACAAATGATATTGGGGAACGAGTTTACTTCGCAAAAGTACCTGTACCTCCAGATTTCATGCTAGGAACCATTGTCTCAGGTATCTTTTTACAGGATCGTATGACAGATATCAGCGAAAATGTAATAGAACCTACCCATAAAACATTTCTTATCGATAATATGTACTCATTCAAAGGCGTACCTATGTGTTCACATTATAAACCGTGTGCATACGACAAAAAAGTAAAATGGATTTTCGAATTCTTGAAAACAATGGATTCTATGTACAGTAATTGTACCAGCGATATTGTGTTTAGCGCACCTGTAATGTGGAGATATGAACCTAGTATACATAAACACGATGCTTTACCAATGGATGCAGAATCCATTGGTTATACAGTAAAACACATCCAATATATGTGCACCACACGTGTAGTGCCTTTACTGAATGTGGCTATCCATAAAAAACCAATATGGAATCCGACCTTGATTGCCGATACTGATTGTGTTCATGATGTACAGTTTCAACAAGAAAATCCAATGCGCAAAAAAAATATTGGCGCAATTTATTCCGATAGTAATAATGATGTACAGTTTTCAGCAGAAAATCCAATGCGCAAAAAAGTAATCACCACCATTGATGATGATTTAGAAGAAAATAAAGAAAATATACAAATTTGGAAAACGTTTACAAAAAAATACGTATCACCAATCATGCCACAATGGAATTATTGCTTACATCGACCTATATACAGACAAAAATGCTATTTCTGGGTGAAAGCGGATTTGGCGTATGACGTGTATCATCTGTATACAAAACGGTCTAAACCATTTCAAGGAGAGAAAATACTGTATGCTTATGCATTTGTACCAGATATGAAAACGAGTTTGTTCTTGAATGGAATCTTTAGAACCATTAAAGAAAATCGGAATTTGGATTGGATCGAAGAAAGCGACGATGAAGAAGAATTCGAAAATGTAGCAGAAGATAGATATGTACAATTGGAAAAAACAGTATTAATGGAATGCAAATTCGACCGTAAATTTAAAAAATGGATACCTATTCGAGTAGCTTCGAATGGAATCAATGGATTCCGTTGTGTGCCTTATTTAGAACAATTGATTGTACGAGGGTAAATTGTACGAGAACTATTGTTTATTGTTGTAATGACATGAAACTGTACAAGGATTCCACATTGCACCCTATTATGACCAACTTAATATATATATATGACTAATAGAATTACATTAACTGTTGGTGGAAGTATTGTATATACTTAATATATATATATATATATCACTAATATAATTTTAACTGTTGATGGAAATATTGTATATGATTCTCAATCAGAAGATAACTCGACAACAGTTGTGTTAAAAGATACTTTAGATGATTATGGCGTGGATATAAAAAAATACGAACGAGTTAGAAAACCCCAAGAAGGTGAGTACTATTATTTTATAATTGCTAATGAAGATGGTAAAACTATTAATAAAGATGGTACACCAAACTTGGAACCAGGTAACTATACCAGTGAGACTCATCCAGATCGGAATGGTCCATACACCATATACTATAAGAATGGTGACCAGCTTACTTACCCAACCCCAACGCCGCCAGTTTTATATACAGAAATAAAAAAGGGTGGGGCGAAACGAAGAACGAAAAGAAGAAGAACGAAAAGAAGAACAAAAAACCGAAAATCCAAAAGAAGATATTACAAAAAAATATAATTTTGAATATAATTAATATTTAGGTATATTCAAACTAAAACGCGTTTTC